CACCCGGACTGGGAAATCATCGCGGCGAGCCACACATCCAGCCTCACGCTGTCGTTTTCACGCTACGTCCGCGATGTAATCCGCGACCCGGCGTACAAGGTGCTGTTTCCGGAGATGCAGCTGGACCCCGGATCGCAGTCGGTGGAGAACTGGAACACGCTGGCCGGCGGCGGGTATCTGGCGGCGGGCGTCGGCACCGGCATCACGGGCCGGGGCGCGCACGTCCTGCTGCTGGATGACCTCGTGAAGGACATCGAGGCGGCGGACTCGGTGACGATCAAGGAAAACACGTGGGAGTGGTACTGCTCGACGGCCTACACCCGGTTGGCTCCCGGCGGCGGAGTGCTGGGGATCATGTGCATGACGGGTGATACACCTGTGATGATGGCAGATGGTTCGTGGCGCAGGCTCGACTCTCTGAAAGCATCTGACGAGATCGCCACCTACGCTTGCGGGCTGCTCGGCGCAACGCGCGTGGCAGCCATGCGGTCAAGTGGTTATGATTCTGTATATAAAATTACGACGACTTCTGGTAAGATTGTCAGAGCAAATCAGAGACACCCGTTTCTGACGGTGGCTGCATCAGGAGAAGTGTCATGGACAAGACTGAAAAATTTGACTACGGCCCACAAAATCGTAACCGTGAAGGGCAGTGGGGAAAGTGGAAAGGGGTCACCTGTTCTGCCGAGGGATGCGACCAGCCTGCGAAATGTCGTGGCCTTTGCAGCAGCCACTACTACAAAAAGAAGTGGGCCGACGGGCGCAGAACAGAGTGCGACAGCTATGACTCGCGGCGCAACGCAAGACTCAAGCACCGGTACGGCATCACTGCGGCGGAGTACGACGCTATGTACAAGGCTCAAGGCGGCTGCTGCGCGATTTGTAAAAAGCCTGCTGAAGCTGGGGGCTCCCCTGTCCATTGGAAAGAAAAGCTCGCCGTCGACCACTGCCACGACACAGGAAAAGTCAGAGGGCTGCTCTGTAACGACTGCAACGCAGGAATCGGACACCTTGGTACTGAGCAGGTGGCATTATCCGCCGCAAGGTATCTCCGACTTCACGCTGGATGATATTGTCAGCATAGAGCCAGACGGTCACGAAGAGGTTTTCGACGTACAGGTGAACTGCACGGAAAACTTCATCGCAAACGGGCTGGTGTCTCACAACACATGGTGGAACGAAGACGACTGGGCTGGTCGGATTCAGCAGGTCATGGGGAGCGGCGAAGGCGATGTGTTCGAGGTGGTCAAGTACCCGGCGCTCAACGAGGAGGGGAATGAGTACATCCTGTGGAAGGAACCGGGCGAGCCGATCGTGCAGATCAGGCCCGGAATGCCCGTGCCAGACGGAGCGCAGCTGACCCGGCTGATCGACACGGCCCTTCATCCGGCGCGCTACACGACCGCCACGATGAAGCAGATCAAGAAGAACCTCGTTGGCAGCGGTCAGCGGCGGGTGTGGAACGCGCTGTACCAGCAGAACCCGACGCCCGACGACGGGGCGCATTTCACGAAGGAGATGGTGCAGTATTTTCACTCGCCTCCGCAGCGACATCAGGTCGCGAGGTTTCAGGCGTGGGACTTCGCCATCACCGAGAACCAGACGAGCGACTACTCGGTGTGTGTGACAATGGATCAGGACGAGCACAACAATCTCTACGTGATAGACGTGCTGCGCTTTCGTAGCGATGACGGGAATGCCATCGTCGAGCACATGATCGACCAGATCGAGGCCTACGGGCCTGACTTCCTCGGCGTCGAAGATGGGCAGATATGGAAGACCCTGCGCGCGCAGTTCGAGACACGTTGCATCGAGCGAAACGTGTTTCAGGCGTTCGAGGCCTTGCAGCCGCTGACCGACAAGATCGTCCGGGCCTCCCCGCTGAAGGGCCGGATGCAGCTCAAGAAGGTGTTCATCCAGAAGGACAGGTCATGGACGGATGTGTTCGTGCGCGAACTGATGGTCTTCCCGGGTGGCAAGAACGATGACCAAGTGGATGCGGCAGCGTGGTGCGCGCGCCTGACGCTGAACCACATGCCGAAGAAGCCCCCGCCGCCGAAGAAGCTCGAAAGTTGGAAGGACAAGCTGCGCGCGCTATCGATGACAGAAGGCGCTTCCCACATGGCTGCGTAACTGATAGACTTTCACGCCATCGATGAATTGACCCGGGAAGACCATGATCGGCAAACTGATCCTCGAACTGTTTCACTCCCGCACAGCGGCGCATGTGCTCCACCTCAAGACACGGAGCTATGCCGCCCACATCGCCCTCAATGAGTTCTACGACGCGATCATTCCGCTGGCGGACGCTCTCGCCGAGGCGTGGCAGGGGGAGTACGGACTGATCAAGTGGGAGGACACCGAGCCATACGAGCTGCCGACGGATGCCGTGGAGATGCTGGACGATCTGCGCGAGTGCGTGGATGAGTGCTCCAAGGAGTTCCATGAAGACGATACGCACCTGAACAACATTTGCGACGAAGTCCGCGCCCTCATCGCCTCCACGATGTACAAGCTGAAATTCCTGAAGTAAGGATTCCCCATGCCGATTGATGACGCACTTGCCAGCGAGACTTGGACACGCTTTCAGTATTGCCGCGACCGTGGCCACCTTGAGTTCATCAACAAGGCCGACAAGTGCGACAAATTCTTCGCAGGGGAGCAGTGGCTACAGAAAGACCTGAATGCCCTGACGCTGGCCCGCCGGCCGGCACTGACGATCAACAAGATCATCAGCACCCTCGGCACCCTGTTTGGCGAGCAGATTTTCAACCGCAGCGAAACGATCTTCCGCCCATCGTCGGGGGCAACCCCCGAACTGGCCGAAGTGATGACGAAGGTATTCAAGCAGATCGGTCAGAATAACCAGCTTCAGTGGGCGCGCAGCGAGCTGTTCGCCGACGGCGTGATCCGCAGCCGGGGCTTCGTCGATATCCGGCTGGACTTCACTGACTCCATGATCGGGGAAGTGGAGATCACCAACCTGAACAGCAAGAACGTGGTCATCGACCCCGACGCCGAGGAGTATGACCCTGACAGCTGGATGGACTGTTTCATCTCGAAGTGGGTCACCCCGCAAGACATCGCCGTCCTTTACAACGAGGACGACGCGGAATACCTGAAGAACAAGGACGGCAGTTCCTTCCCATACGGTTACGACTCGATCGAGCGGGTCCGCGACCGCTTCGGCGGCGTGCTGCCGCTGGCCGGCTACTACGGCGTCCATGAGCCGCATGCCGTACGACGCAATGTGCGTTTGCTGGAGCGCCAGTACCGGCGACTCGACAAGCAGCTTCACTTCGTGGACATCGAAACGGGCGACATGCGCCCGGTGCCGATGACATGGGACAGAAACCGGATCGCCGCCGTGCTGGAGAAGGCCGGCCACCGTGTTTCGACCACGAAGAAGCTGGTCAAGCGCATCCGCTGGACTGTCACCGCTGACAACGTGGTCCTGCACGACGACTGGTCGCCCTACAAGCACTTCACCCCGGTGCCCTACTTCCCCTATTTCCGCTACGGACGCACCATCGGCCTCGTCGAGAACTTGCTGGGGCCGCAGGAGCTGCTGAACAAGGTGTCCAGTCAGGAGCTGCACGTCGTGAATACCACGGCGAACAGCGGCTGGAAGGTACGCAAAGGCTCGCTGGTGAACATGTCGATCGAAGAGCTGGAGCAGAACGGCGCTTCCACTGGCCTCGTGCTGGAGCTGGATGACATTGCCAACGCCGAGAAGATCAGTCCGAACAACACCCCGCAGGGACTCGACCGCCTGTCGTACAAGGCCGAGGAGCACATCAAGGGGATCAGCAACATCAGTGACTCGATGCAGGGCTTCGACCGCGAGGACGTGGCTGCGAAGGCGATTCAGGCCAAGCAGAGCCGGGGCAGCATCAACATGACCAAGGTCATGGACAACCTCGAACGCACTGACTTCCTCATCGCCCGGAACGTGCTCGATCTCGTGCAGGAGTATTACACCGAGCCGCGCATCATGAACATCACCCATAGCGACCTGCTGATGCAGAGCGAGACTATCGAGGTGAACACCGTCAATGCCGAGGGCGAGCTGGTCAATGACCTGACTGTCGGCGAATACGACATCATCATCACCTCCACGCCGTTCCGTGCCACCCTCGAAGACAGTCAGTTCGAGCAGGCCATGGCCATGCGCGAGGCCGGAATCGAGTTGCCGCCCGAGGTGCTGATCGAAAACAGCCGTCTGCACCGCAAGAGCGAGATTCTCAAGCAGATGAAGGCCGACGCGGAAAGTCCCGAAGCCCAGCAGCGTGCCCAGTTGGCAATGCGCGCCCAGCAGGCGGAAGTGTCGGTTCTGGAGTCGGAAGCAGCGCAGAAGCAGGCCGACGCCCAACTCAAGATCGCCAAGACCAAGAAGGAACTGGCATCCATCGAGCAGGAAGAGGCCCGCATCGCCATCGAGGCCGGCAAGGATGGCGGACAGGGCGAATTGCAGCTCGAAGCGGCCAAGGCCGACGCGGAAATCCAGCGCGACGAGAAGAGGTTTGGCCACGAGGTCAGCATGGCAGAACGCAAATTTGCCATGGAAGAGCGTCATGCCGAGCGGGAAGAAGCCCGCAAGGATGACATGCACGAGCACGACAAGATGATTTCAGAGCAACAAGCGGCGGCGCAGGCTGATGCAGCCCGGGCCGCTGAACTCAACGCCCAGCGTGGGCAAACCTCCCAAGGAGAAAAGAAATGACCCTTTACATGAAGTTGTTCGGTTCGCACCTGATGTTCCCCGCCGACGACGGCGAAAGCGGGGGCGGGGGCGGCGGCAGCAGCGGGGACCGAGGCGATGACTTCGTCCCGACGACAACCGACAACGACAAGAGCAACGCCGGCAACACGGAAAACGAGGAAGATGACCTTCGCGTTGCCACCGGCAAGACCGGCGAAGATGGGGACGAACCTCCTGCACGCGATGAAAAGGGCAAGTTTGTCAAGAAGGACCGCGACGCTGTCATTCCGAAGGCTCGCTTCGACGAGGCGGTGCGCCGCGAGCGCGAGCGGGCGGAAATCGCCGAGCGCGAGTTGCATGCGATCCGCGAGCAGCAGAAGCAATATGCCCGTGGAGCGGATATCGAGGCGGCTGCCGAGCAGATGAAGGAGCTGCGCTCCCAGCAGAACAAGGCCCTCATCGCTGGGGATGATGCCAAGGCAACCGAACTGGCGAACGAAATCGACCGGCTGAGCCTGTTCATCGCCAACGAGAATGCCAATCACAAGACGGCGCAGGCCAAGGAAGAAACCCGCGAGCAGATTCGCTGGGAGATGACCATCGAGGCCATCTACGCCAAGTATCCCGAGCTGAACGACGAGGACGAGAACGAGGACTTTGACCAAGACCTCACCGACGAGGTTGCGGATGCCATGGCCGGCATCATGCGGCGTGAGCGTCTGCCTCGTTCGGCAGCGCTGCTCAAGGCGGTCGAACGCGTCATGTCCCGCCGCTCTCCGCCGGCCGCCGCCGGCGACGACAGCGGCAGGAAGGGGCTGGATCGTGGCCCCGAGCAGGATCGCAAAAAAGCCGCCGTGGCGAAGAACCTCGACGCCGCCTCCCGCCAGCCGGCCAGTACCAAGCGTGTCGGCGCGGACAGCGACCGGCACGGCCAGACCGGTCAGTTGCCGGCGGTGAGCGAGATGAGCTACGAAGAGTTCTCGGCTCTGCCGGAAGCTACGAAGGCCAAGCTGCGGGGAGACTACGTATGACCAAGATCACAGGCTACCGCGAACTGACACCGGCCGAAATCGAGCGCATCAACGACATTAAGCAGCTTGGTGTCGTCTGTGGCGAACTGGTTTCCGCTCTGCGGGACACGCCGGAAATCGATCAACGCTGGGTCAGTATTGGTGCCACTGACTTGCAGACAGGCTTGATGGCCCTGACGCGAGCGATTGCCCGGCCGGAAACTTTCTGACGAAGTTGCACACGCTGGCGGACTCTGGTAGAGTTCGTCAG